TAGCCAAGAATGGCTACCAGTAAATCGCTGGCGCTTAGACGGTATGGCAAATACTGCTACCTTTAATACACAGAATACAATTAACATCTATGAGAACGTACAGCCTGGTCGTACAATTCAAGTTTGGTATACATCCACGCCCAATACTCTTGACGCCAACACAGATGATTTTGCTGACGTATCTGGCCTACCAGATTCTTGCAAAGATGTTGTCGTACTCGGAGCTGCATACAAGTTACTGTCTTACCTTGACGCTGGACGAATCAATCTCTCTAGTGCTGAAGCAGATCTAAACGATACCAAGTTACCATCATCTGCAGGCGTAGCCGCATCTCGTTACATCTTTGCTCTTTACCAACAGAGACTCAATGAAGAAGCGTTGAAGCTGGCTGACAAGTATCCAATCCGTATCCACTACACCCGTTAAGGAAAACCAATGACACGTAAGTATTCAAGCATAAGCGTTGAGACAACACTAGCCTCTGGTATCTCAAACTCTGCTACATCTATGACTGTGGCTACTGGTGCTGGTTCTGCCCTTATGGGTGGAGTAACACTTGCTGCTGGAAACGTAGATCAATTTACAGTTGCTCTTGATGTAGATACACAAAATGAAGAAATTGTATTTATCACTGCAGTATCTAGCGATACATTTACCATCGTTCGTGGACAAGCAGGAACCTCTGCTATATCCCATACAGGCGGTGCAACGGTCAAGCACGTATTGACAAGTAGCGATTTAACATTTTATACAACCGGTGTAGCAACAGCAGATGCTGCAATTCCAAATGCCCTAGTAACAGCTAAAGGCGACATCATTGGCGCTAGCGCAAATGCAGTACCAGACAACCTAGCCGTTGGAACTAATGGACAGGTACTTACTGCAGATTCAACTCAAACACTTGGTATCAAGTGGGCAACACCAGTACCTACTGATCTAACAATCAATGCCAAGACTGCTAACTACACACTAGTAGCAGGAGATGTTAATAAGTTAATCACTATGAGTGATGCTGGAACATTAACGCTGACAGTTCCTAATGGAGTCTTTACAACAGGACAGCAGATTAACGTACAACGCCTTGGAGCAGGAGCAGTCCAGATTAGAAATGATGGAACTACTGTTCTAACTTCTACCGGTGCTACATCTACAGCGCCAAACCTTCGTGCTCAATACAGTGCTTGCACAATTATCTGTACATCAAGCAACAACTTCACAGTGATTGGGGATCTATCTTAATGCCAACTACCTATAAAGTGTTAGGGCAATCAGCTCCTACTGCTGCAACAGCAACATCGTTGTATACCGTACCAGCCCTAACTCAAACAATTATTTCTACAATCAATGTGGTAAATACCCACGCATCAACTGCAGATGTTATTCGCATTGCTGTACGACCAGATGGTGCAGCTTTGGCTAACCAACATTACATTGTTTATGGAGTTAGCCTTTCTGCTGGTGCAACATTTACCTATACAGGCGGTATCACAATAGATGCCGCAGATGTTATTACTGTTTACTCAACCAACGGTACAAGTTCATTCAACGCTTTTGGATCGGAGATTGCATAATGGCTGTTGATATTACCCCAAATCCTAACATCGTAGGACCAACAGGACCGACAGGTCCAACTGGAACTACAGGAGCTACTGGTTCTACTGGTGCTGCAGGTGGTGGCATTGCAGCCATCAATGCTCAGACTGGTACCACATACACGCTTGTTGCAGGAGATCTTAACGATTTAGTAACCCTTAACAATGCAGGTGCAATTACTTTGACAGTTCCACCATCAGTCTTTAGTGCCAACGATGTTATTAACATTGCACAAATTGGTGCGGGTCAAGTTACATTGGCACAAGGTGCTGGTGTAACTATTAACTCTACTGGTGCTACTGCAACTGCTCCTAAACTTAGAGTTCGTTGGTCATCAGCATCAATTATCTGCACAGCATCCAATACATTCTTAGTGGTAGGAGATCTGAGCTAATGCCAATCTTAGGAATTATTGCAAGTGGTGTCTTGAAAGCAACCCCAGTTACTTCAGTTGATTATCTTGTTGTTGCTGGCGGCGGTGGTGGTCGAAATTCAGGCGCCGGTGGTGGTGGTATGCGAACAGGAAGTTTAGCGGTTTCAGGATCGTTTACTGTAACAGTCGGTGCAGGTGGTTCAAATGGTCAAGCAACTGCACCTTATGGCGCTTCTTATTCTGGCAACAATTCTGTCTTCAGCAGTATTACCTCGGCAGGTGGCGGCGGTGGCGTTCAAGGTAACCCTGGAGGTGCTACTAACGGAATTTCAGGTGGGTCAGGTTCAGGTGCTTGGGGTACTGGAAGCGTTGGTTCAGGCAACACTCCTTCTGTATCTCCATCACAAGGTGCTAATGGTGGCGTTGGTATAAGTTCTTTTAATGGTTTCGGTGGCGGCGGCGGTGGCGGTTCAGCAGGTGTTACTGGAGGGAATGGGTCAAGTCCAGGACCAGGCGTTTTTCTTGGTGGTAATGGCGGAAATGGATCAACAAGTTCAATTATAGGCACATCAACATATTATGCAGGTGGTGGCGGTGCTGGTCCAAGTGGTGGCGCTGGAAACTCAGATGGTGGTCAAGGTGGAGGCGGTGGAGGAAGAACTAGTCCAACTGCAGGTGTAGATGGAACAGCCAATCTTGGCGGTGGTGCAGGTGGTAGTGGAAGTTCAACTGCAGGTGGTCAGGGAGGTTCAGGGGTAGTAATTATCGCCTATCCTGATACATATGCTGCTTTAACTACTATTTCTGGTGGATTAACCTACGACCAACCAACGCGAAGTGGATATAGGGTTTATCGCTTCTTATCAGGAACAGGAACGGTGACAATCTAATGGCACATTACGCATTTTTAGATGAGAATAACATTGTTACTGAAGTTATTACGGGTGTTGATGAAACCGAACTAATTGAAGGATTAGACACCGAAACTTGGTATGGCAACTTTAGAGGTCAAGTGTGCAAACGCACTTCCTACAACAATAACATTCGCAAAAACTTTGCTGGTATTGGAATGATCTTTGATGAACAAAGAGATGCTTTCTATTCCCCACAACCATTTCCTTCGTGGATACTCAATGAAGATAATTATCTTTGGCAAGCTCCAGTATCTATGCCTGAACACGATCCAGTAACTCAATTCCCTTTGTGGAATGAAGAAACTTTATCTTGGGAGTTATGAGTAAGTTTTTTTAGACCAAATATTTTTCATATAATGATTGATAATTGTTCCATTAAAATTTTTATCTTCTAACTTTTGGTATTCACCATTTTTTAAGTATGAGTATTCTGCTTTCCAATCAGACCGCTTAAATGGAACAATCTGAACCATAGGAGTTCCTTTTTCAAGTATGCCTTCAAAGTCATCAGTAAACCAAACAGGAGGTAGTATCTCAAGGTTGCTTCTGTCAGTATCAATGACTGCTGGTATTGCCTGAACTCCAGTTTGGCGATAGCCAAAAGGTTGAGTAATTAAACAAGAGTAACCTTTAGGAGTAATAATTCTCCACTTGTTCATAAACTTAAAAACTTGTGAGTTAAACCCTATTGGTGCCTGAACTTCTTCTCTTGCTTGATGTCCGTGTTCTTGAAATACCGACTCTGCTGTTCTCCAAGTAAGTAATTTATTGGTATCAGAATTAACAATTTGAACATCTGCCCATAATGGAATGATATAACCAGAAGTAATAGCATCTAACATTGGGACACATTTTTTAGGTCCAGCATTTGATAAACGATCTCGAACAATTAACTTACTACCTTTGGGATTATCAGGAGTCCTTATATAAGGAGTCATAGCCTTCCACCAATCAGGCACAGCTTGTGTTGCTGGATATGGACGGGGTGCTACATCCCAACCGTATTCATCTCTTGCTTCAAATTTAATAATCTGTTTCATACCCAAAAGATACCATAAGGAGACACAGTGGCCTACGGCGACGACATCACAGAGGGAATACCCTACGTCCTATCAAACCCTGCTGGATCTACTAACTACTCAGCAACTGGCGAAGCCTACGATGTAGCCATTGCTGGTTTACCGTTCTTCCTGTTGAACTCTGACGAGGCACCTTATCGTCGTGTCACAGCGCAGTATCGCAAGCAACAGATTGACCAGTCTCGTGAACCAGGTGAGCAAACACTTACCGGCTGGTGGGTACGATCTCAGTCATCATTCCACCTTGGCGCTGGCATTAAGTTCTTTGAACCAGTACAAGAAGAGTCACTTCGATTCCAGTACACAGAGTCAAAGGGTGTAGATGTCTGGACCAGAGGACAAGCAACCTTGCTTAACGACACTGCTTCATTTTATGCAGGAGCAGCACCTGCTCAGTTGATTGGTGTTAACGATGGCACCAATGACTGCATCTTTGTGACAGATGGAACTGCGCTAAAGAAGATTACAACTGGTGGTACATCAACAACTATTACCCAAGCAGGCACAGCCTCAACCATCTACAGCCTTACAACTGATGGCTCTAACTATTACTTTATCAATGGCACCAAGGTTCACAAGGGTTCAGTGGGTGCAACTCCAGCAGACTCTGAGATCTACAATACTCCAGGAGTTACTAGAGCAACTATGCGCTACGTAAAGCAGCGTTTAATTCTTGCTATTGGCAATGTGTTGTATGAACTAAACGCTAACGCTACTGCTTCTGCTGCTTTACCAACAGCTTTATACACTCACCCTAACGCTAACTGGGTTTGGTCATCTATTGCAGAGGGACCACAAGCCATCTATGTATCAGGCTACGACCCAAACGGTACTTCATCTTCTGTCTTTAAGATTGGGTTGAATACAGCCACAGCTAACTCTCTAGGCTTTCCAACACTAGAAGTACCTACAGTTATTATTGATATGCCAGAAGGTG